AAATCGCCGTCCTCTTTTTATCACCGTTATCATCCGTATTACGGATATTATGAACCTCGTCCACAATAAGAAGTCGGTTATTGAAAACCGCGCGGATTTTCTTGATTTCCATGGCCCGTCGTTTTTCATAAGAAAAACCGCTCTCCTCTGGAACGCCCGTGTATTTTGTGATGAAATTAGCCAGCTCAATATACCCCATGAACCGGTAATGGGCATTGATAATGGCATTGATTTCGGAAATGACGCGCTCCTTCGGAATCCCGCGTAAATGGGTGGGATTGATTTCGTCCAGGAGTGCGCGCCCTATACATGTATTGAGAACCCATTGGCCATCTTTCTCCATCAATTTATCAGGATTGAATAATTGCATGCGAAAATTCGCCTGCACGTTGGGTGAAGCCACGACGAATATTTTCTGTTTGATGCCGATTTGATTCAAATAAGACCGCATTTCTTCTGCCACACCAATCGCGCTACACGTCTTCCCTGTCCCTAAACCATGATATAGTAAAAGTCCATTATACGGCGTCTGTTGGGAAAGGAAATTCTTGATGAATTGCTGATGGGGCGCGATTTCAAAATCCTGATGGCAGAGAATTTCGGCCTGTTTCTTGATATCATGAATCGTGCCATCATATTGCGTCTCTTGGAATTCCTTTCGTTTGGCGATTTTTATATTGAAATTCGGATCATTCAGCGTGGGATACAAAAACGCATAGAGTTCGGCGTCCTTATGTTCAGACAGCTCGCGTTTTAAGAGTCGCGAATTCGCATCAATCGCATCATGGATATCATCCACCTCATCGTCGCTGAGGTCGTCATTGGCTGCGACAATTTCGTCCAATTTGGCATCCTCTATTTCGTCGGTGTCTCTGGGTTCCAATGCTTCTACGAGTGCAATATCATCGGTGGGATATGTAATATCGGCCCCGGTAACTACTTCTTCTTCGGAAGAATCAATGACATCTTCTGCGACTTCCTCTGCCTCTCCCAGTGGTTTATTGTCTGATCCGGTTTCCATGGATTTCAAGGTCTCGTCGTTTGGCACCAGACTCGCAAGTGTGTTTATTTTCCGTTCCGTTTCTTCCATCCCATGTATAGGAGACTTCAGTGACGGCCCCTGCGTTTCTATGTGACGTTCAATGGCATTCATGCTGTCGCTTACATGTACTTTTGATGTTTCGGCGTCAACCCGTCTCAGCTCGGCAATCAAAAGGGGGGTATTTCCGAAAGGATAAGTACTAAATTTCGCATTTTTATCGGAAATGGTGCGATTGATGCGTTTTGCCCAGATGAGTCTGAGAACCTGGAGTGGCATATCGTCGTATTTGTAGGTTTCTGTTTCTCGTTCGGGAATATTGAAAATATTATAATCCACCTTCCGAGCCTTTCTTGTATAATTGGCATCCGCCTCACATATTCCATTGTTTTTATTTCGCCGAGTCCCCTCGGGACATCTAGAGACGGTCTCGCTTGGCCGAACCGGGTGTATTTGATTCACGGAATTGAATGCGTCATCTATTATATTCAAAAGGGGCTTCTTTTTCCGGATAACGATCGGTTTTATTTCGGTAAGCTGTTCGGTTATATTATTTAGTTGCCGCTTTTTGGTTTGATTTTTCGGCTTCTTTTCCATGAATAAATTATTATTATATTAATGCGATATATTTATATAATAATCCCCCCCTTTTTCTAAACCGTAAACAAACGACACTTGTTCAAACAGTTATGGACACTGGTAATGACGCGTTTTTTCTCTAAATTATAACCCCTTATGGATGCTAGGCAGTTTTCAAATGTCTTCCATTCTATATCACTTACCTCGCTTCGTTGGAAATTATCTATATTCACAGAATCGGTATGGGAAATATAGGAGAGGAAATACTTGTGTTTATATGATTTATAATTGGAACCAGTAAAGAGCTCTTCAAACGGAAAAACATTATCAATATTCCGTAAAAATTTCCGATGAATTCCCGTCTCCTCGGTAAATTCGCGAACGGCACAGTCGTAATCCTTTTCTTGATAATTCCTACGCCCCTTGGGAAACCCCCATTCGGGGCCATCCCATTGTTGAAAATTCGCGCTCTCATTGACCAGTGTTTGCAGACTATAATTTTCGCCCTTGTAACAAACCCCCACCTTCAATTGATGAAACCGCTCTTTGGAAACGATTTCTTCGTTGCGATATTGGTTGATACTGATATCTTCCCCCCAAAGCAGTGACCATAGTTCATGAAAATCATGGGTCAATATCATTTGCTTTTCGTGCACCGTCATTTGTTTGAACATGTTGAGTATGTAATCCTTATTATTAATAGAATATTTACCGCGCATAAAGTCAATATAGCCGAGTGTATCCTTTCGGCGAATCATGAGATATTCCAATATAGCCGTTTTGGGATTGACCCGAAAGGCGATCATTCCAATACTCATAATCGGCATTTTACACTGATGATAGAGATGCCCCCCCTTTCCGCAATTATTACAGTATGTGTCCATTTTATCTAATAACTATATCTATGTGGATAAAACACGAATCTTTTATATGATTTGATTATATCGTAAACAATCGGAAAATTCCTCCGATGCCACCGACACATTTTGACCCCAGTGTTTGGGGGCCCCATTATTGGTTTTTTCTACATACAGTCGCCAAGTCTTATCCCGAACGACCGAATAATGTGACAAAACGAAAATATTATGACTTGATACAGAACATGCCGCTTTTCATACCAGACGCAGCGATTGGTAATAAATTTAGCAAAATGATTGATAAATATCCGGTCACGCCGTATTTAGATTGTCGGGAGTCATTTGAGCGATGGGTGCATTTTATGCATAATCGGTATAACACACTATTGGGGAAAGACGAGCTGACACTTATGCAATCGGTAGACACCTACGCGTCCAATTATCGGTCTCGTCCGGTGATTTTTTCCGAAAAATACAAGATAAAAAAGCACATCATTGTCGCCGTTTTCATCTTGGTTCTCTGTTTTTTCATTTATGTATTCCATAAATAATCTGGCATTATAATAACAAGGGGGGTCAAAACAGAATGAGATTTGAATTAGTCATCATGCTGATTGCGGGCCTGATTATGGGAAATATCTATACGGAAGGCAAATATCTGAAAATGGTACTGAGTGGGAAAAAATATATGCAGATGGTGGGTGTTGCTATAGGTGCACTCTGTATCTATTGGCTCTTTAAAAAAAATCCCGAACAAGCGCATAAAATGCTGGTTGCGTCCAACGAGTATATTAAGTACCTACCAGTGGATCGGAATACTACAAATATGATATCACCGATATTGAATTTTAGCGGGTATGGTGCAGCGGCAGCGGCCGCCGCTTCGGCCAGTTTGGAATCGGGGAGTGCGGTGATGGAAGAACGGATTCGTACATCCGGGAGAGGGGGGACTAAACGATCGGTGAGCGAAACGAAGAAAAAATTCGTGGCGTCTGGGCAGAATTGGCGTTGTGGTGGGTGTGGGAACCAATTGAACGCCTGGTTTGAAGTGGATCATAAAATTCGCCTAGAAGATGGGGGCAGTAACCACGTAGATAATCTGATGGCGGTCTGCCGTGAATGTCATGGCAAAAAGACAGCGATGGAAAACCTTTAGGGTCTAAATGAAGATTCGGGTCCAATAATTCTCTATTGATAATATAATTATATGCATGAGTAAAAATTATATTATAGATTTTTTTCAAAATTCAGACCTGGTCTACTATTTAAAGGATGATCATACATTTCGCACCAAATCCATTACCATGGTGGTTATCGGAGCTATTGTGGTGGCCGCAACAATCATGTTTTATTTAAGAGCCACGATCACCGATCCCAATGCATTTGGAGGTCAGATGGTTCTTTATGGCGGTATTGTATTGCTTGCACTCGTATTAACCGTATTTGACCCCAGTGGTTTTTTATTTAAGCAATTGGATGGTGTTAAATTTTATCTCATTTATGCCGCCAGTTTTGGAATTATGGTATACACGCTTATTACTTACTATAACGAACTATCCGATCAATCCAAAGCAACATTCACTTCATTTACAAAAATATTCTTAATAGCGGTTCCCATTATTGCCCTGGCAATATTTTTCATCGTGTTTAAAAATTTTTTGAAAACGATCGGTGGCTGGTCGGGATTTTTCATCAAACTGATATTTTACCTGCCATGTTTACTCATTGATTTGATTGAGGCGGTGAAACGAGATATACAGTCCACGACAAACACCGTTCTTATTTTATTCGTTCTGGAATTGCTGTTTTTATTCGTCTATTTTTATTCCAATTATCTTATACAGTTCTTTTACAGTACAGGTGACGATAAAATAACATTGTTGTCGGATCCTGTGTTTTTGAACCGCGAGACGAAATTGAAATATGGAGATATCTATTCCTATGAAGAAAAGAACAACACCGGAATAAAAACGAATTCAACCGACAATATCAATTCTCAGTTGATAAAACACAAATATAATGCGAATTATAGCGTCTCCATGTGGATCTACGTAAATTCCCAGGAAACAGTGTTGAAGGACTTTCAATATAACATTTTCAACTATGCGCGCGGTAAACCACAGATCGTATATATCAATGAAAGTAGTGTTGATATGAAGAACAATAAGATTTATTTAGATAAAATAAAGGTGAATTTTTCAAACAGAGACCCAGATAATAAAGCGACGTACACCTTTACCATGCCAAAACAAAAATGGAATAATATTGTCATCAACTACAATAAAAATATAGCCGATCTGTTTTTGAACGGCGTTTTGATCAAAAGTGTGGATCTTTCAAAATATATCTCGAATAGTTTTGTAACGGATTCCATTATCGTCGGCTCAACAAATAATCTGAACGGTGGAATATGTAATATAAATTACTACCCCGTAACATTGACACAGAGCGCCATCATCAACAACTACAATTTACTGGCAAATAAGAATCCGCCGATCAACTAATGTAACGACCCATCCGTATTTTTACCATTCTATTTTTACTATTATTTTATCTAGTAAAAATATATAATAAAAGTTATGAACCTAACAGCGGTATTTTTAGGAATAGTGATCGTTGTCTTGATTTTCATTCTTTATAAATACATGTATCCGACAAATACGGTTTTACAGGCCACTGCAACACTCAATACCGGGGCTATACCTCCCATCACAAGTATTATAAATGCAAATTCACAACGATACGCACTTTCTTTATGGATATATATGAATTCATGGGACAACACAACGGTAAAAACGATCTATAGCAGAATGAATTCCACGACAAACCCACCAATTACCTATTATAGTTTGACGTTGGATAGAACGGCGCCCATTCTTTATTTTAACATCGGAATGAATGATGGGACAACCCAAAACATGGTGATAACGAATAATTTCCCCATTCAAAAGTGGGTTTGCGTGTTGATAAGCGTGGACAATCAATTCGTAGATGCTTATCTGGATGGTAAATTAGTGAAATCACAGAGGGCATATATCCCGGCTGACTTGAGTCCGTCCAATAACGCGGTTATGCCGGCAACCCAACCACCTGCGACTGTCCCGATTCAAGTTGGAAGCGCTATTCCAGTAGACGCTTATGTCAGCCAATTCACCCGCTGGGATACGCCAATTGACCCCCAAACTGCATGGACAATTTACTTGCAAGGTAACGGACAGAGTGGCATTATGGGAGGATTCAATAATTTCGGCGCCGAGCTCAACATCTTAAAGAACAACTTGGCATATAGTAAAATTACTTTATTTTAGCCGTCTTTATCCTTGAAATTTAAATATGAAAGGATGTATATAGTATTGTTAATAAAATGAATGTTCAGCCACAACAACAGCCAGTGATGGCCCAACCGTTCAATATACCGGAACCGATACAAAATGGAATAAATGCCGTTTCTAATACAGTGGATGCGGTGAAAAACAACATTTCCAATTCCATTCAAGAATTTAGCAAACAGCCATCCGCGCCGTCCGATTTTAGCTATTCAAATACAATGATTGCCAAATTCGCCTTTTTGATTTTCGCCATCATTGTCTTTGTCTTTCTCATTAACATTGGCATTTCACTGATTGCTTATTTTATGGGTCCACAATCCAATCCCTACTTGATTTATGGTATGATGGATGGCACAAATTCCACGATTATTCCACAGGATCCTAAGAATTCTACATCTGTGTTTGTGGGGCGATCCAATAACCAAAGCACGGGCGCCGAGTTCACATGGTCCGTCTGGCTATATCTATCTGATCTTGGTAATTCCAAGAGTAAGTATAGCCACATATTTAGTAAAGGATCCAATTCCTTTGGATCCGATAATATTGCTTCGCCGAACAATGCGCCGGGTCTTTATTTGACTCCCGAAAACAATAGCCTTTATGTTATTATGGACACAGTGTCGGGAACCGATACCAATAACACGTTGACAATCAATAATCTTCCTCTCAATAAGTGGTTCAATGTGATCTTACGTCTTGAGAACATGGTTTTGGATGCCTATATTAACGGCGTCATTACATCACGCTTAGCCTTTCAAAACACACCGAAACAAAATTACAATGATGTTCTGGTAAGTCAAGTGGGTGGATTTACTGGTAAGTTATCCAATTTACGATACTATTCCTATGCTTTGAACGTCTTTGAAATTAACACACTGGTTTATGCGGGTCCAAACATGACGATTAGTAGTAACCAATCCAAGGGGATGATATTACCCGATTATTCCTATTTGTCCAGTTTGTGGTATTCCGCAAATACACCTAACCAGTAAATCTTATTATTTTATTATATCTTCATTATGTATGCATATATAATAAATTATTAGAATGGCGACCATTGATATTTGTTTGAACACAATATGCCAACAACGCAGGCAATTCATGTTGTTCAATAAGCCTTTGCCACGTTTACAGCCAGTGTCCCCCTATTTGCTTTATCCGAATTTGACGCGGCGCGATTTTGATATGCGCAGAAAGGCAGAGGTATTAAAATATAGCAAAAACAGTTCCGGGGGTGGGGGTCAGGCTACCAAGACACGAAATTATGTAAACGCTATCCGAGGAAACACCGGGATCAATCTACCCAATCATCCAGACGTCAATCTTATCCAGATCACCCTGGAGCCAGTTACAAACAATGAAATCTTTACACCGATTGTTGTGCGATATCCAGATGGATATACTAGCAGAATTGACCCATTGACCGGTTTAACGATTTACGAGATTGTACCGAATGGTAGGTTATGTATACCCAATACGAACCAAATCGTTCAGACCCTTACGACTTCTTGTGGAATTCCCGGACCGGTGGAATCTCTCTATCTGGATCCGTCTGTCCCACTATATAACTATGCGACAAACGTGGATGCTTTTTCGCAGATTATTCCTGGAAGTACTGCGCCTTGGAGTTACTCGTCTGAGCCATCCATTGTTTTCAATAACAATATTACTACCAATTTGGTGAATCTGGTCATTCAAAACCAAGTCAATGTCTCCTCCAATTACTTCCGCTTTAATGCACCCTTTGGCATTTTCGTGGATGGATTTGTAAATCCTACCCTGGACGCAAATACGCCCATTGATTTGAAAATCACCGCTACCATTAAATCCGTGGCCGTCCTTGTCTATTTCAATGATTCGGTGGTTCCCCTACAAATTCCTCCATCTGTTTCCATCAATACCCTTTTCAATTCGTTTTCCTATGACATTTCTTTCAATAAACAATCCCCGGCAAATACTCAGCCGCCAGACAGCGACAACTACCATTTGTTCTTATACATGGGAAACATTTCCGTTTCCAATTTATATCTTCGTACCTCACCCAGTTATGTATATAATATAAAACTGAGGGTCAATGTCGTGTTAACGGGAACCGAATCCAATTCGGGGGATTTACCAGCAATCTATAGAAGTTATTTTACTAGCACCAATTATGGTGTCATATGTAATATTGATCCGACTTATCTTATAAATCAAAACAACTGTATGATCAATGCGGTTCCAGCGACCCTCTTTGAAAACGATGGGTTTTATTTCTCTGGATGATCAGTCGCACTCACACAACTGAATCATAGATTTATTTCTCCAATATTGATAATACTTCATGCCCACCTCGTATTCCTTTTCAAAATTCTCAGGATATTCCGACAAATCAAACTCCATTTCTTCCAAGCGATTGATCATCGTGTAACACATACACTCAAAGAATTTCAAATTTTGGTGCGCTGCCTCTCTCTTACTACCCCAATCTCTGATATCCTTTCGGTGAAAAAAGAATGAATCCAGGAAAAATTCGGGGTGTTCGTAAAATATACGGTTATCGTCTGGTATTTTTTCGGAATATCCGAATCCTATATACTTTTTCGTAATATTGGAAAGGTTCATAAGGATCCTTTTGTACTCATACCGCGTTCTGGGCAATAATTGTTCGCCCTCTTCGTAATCGCAGTCTATAAAATTCTGAAGCCAGGCAATATCGTCCAACAAATGTCTCCCCAAGTACGTAGTCCCTTCACATTTCCGAAATTGCACCACTCGTTCTTTCGCCTTTTTATATTCCAGATATTTCTTGTGCAATTCCCATTCTTCAAAGTGCAAATAATAGGGGTCCTCCAGTTCCTGGGGCATATGATGGAGATTTAATTTATCAATCGCGCTTCCGTCAGCCAATAACGAATGTTCTAGGTTATCATATTCTTCGTATAGAATTTGTAATTCGCGATCCGTCAGTGTTTTACGGTTAAAAGACCCTCCACGAACCTCCTGAAATCCGTATTTCCACATCCATTTTTTCACCATTACATCCACGTCCAATACATGTGAAATAGGAAGAACTTGTAGCACCTTTGGCGATTCAATGAAATCGTACAAAATCTCGCAATCCAGGCATGCCTTTTCTAGAGACGGGTTCCGAGAACTATGTATGAAATAGTGGGTTTTTGGCTCGCTATGTTGAATAACAAAGACATAGATCGGCGCAGAATCATTCATCGTTTTTCTTTTTTATGCCTGATTGTTTTTATTCTCTTTCTGGTGATAATTATATTTATCACCAGAATAAATGGCATGTAGACGCGATTTCCTTTTTCACGGGCTGTCTCTTCCGCAAATAGAGATTAAATATCCAGGGAAATCGTGTTTTTATCGGATCGCTGTTTTCTGCGCGATCTCTTCGGCATGGACGAATTCTGCATATCCTTCAAGGAAGTCACTGAAATCATGGAATCGTTTTCTTCGCTGGGATTTTGAGGCGCCGTTTCGTGTATATTTACGGATCGGGTTTTCAGTCCAGCCAAGATGTTATCAATATCTGTGTTTTGGGGCCCCCTCATCTCAGGACGAAGCGTTGTTGGCTGTTGATCTGTCCGGGGCGGCTGTGGAGGCGCCGCCATATTTTGGAATGGTTGCACTGGAGCCGGGGGTTGATTCACTGATACACCGGGCTGATTCATATCCACTCCCGATTCGCGAAACATTGTCCCTCTTGCCGCTTGAATATCACTACGGGGCTCTGTGAAAACCATGGATCCGGGGCGATGCGGTGGCGCCTGGTTCTTCGTCTCCACCGGTGCGGGTGGTGGAGGGCCACGTGGTTTGTTAGCCTGCTCTTGCATCATAGTATTTGCAAAGGCAAATCCGGGTGAATTCTGACTCATGCTACTCACGGTTGCATTTGTAAACGCGCGCATCAATTCCGGGCTTTGGCGAATCACATCATTGAATCCAGGCACACTACTTGAGAGAGCTTTATTGGTAAAGTGGACAACGGAAGCACTGAAACCGAGCCGTAATAGGAGTGATAATTCGGGTGCCATTTTACCGCCCTTGTATTTCTCATATAATTCGCCGAAAATCTCGTCATAACTATCCAAATCCTCGCTTACCTGTTCCCCCCATCCATCCAAATTAATATCAAATGGATTGAATGCAGTATTTGCGTACTCAATCGTGTTGACGAACGTGGTGAACCACCAACCCTGTAGCTTGATCCCGTCTTTTTTGCGCTTATCCTCTAGTGCCGTCTCATATTCGTCCTCCACCTCTTCATAATTGGAATCCATGGTAAATCGCGACGACGACTTCAACAGCCCCTTATCCTGCCACTCTTCCAATTTCTTGATCATAGCTCGCTTCTTACGGCGCTTCTCTCTATCCGTCATTCTCGCCGAATCACTTCCCACATTATGGCTGGGCATCTCATTCATTTTGGAGAACCCATCCCAAGTTTTCGCATTTCCCATGGAATTCACCGTGGCGGATCCGACGTTGGAATCCGTTTTTGTGCTATCCGAAAAGGAGACAGACGGACCCGACGACTCGGCGGGCGCCTTTGAGAACCCGAAAAAATCATTCGCCATTCCCGATAGCGTCTTCGTTGTACTTGAGGTTGTAGACGGGGGTTTTTCTCCTGTACCCGATAATTCATTGAGTTCCTTCTCCAAATTATCCAAATCGCCTAAATCAATGGATGCGGCACCCGAAGAGGCTGACCTTTTTTTATCGTTCATCAAAAGTTCTATTCCGAATTGAGAACCGGACCCCGAAGACCCCCCTAAATGTAGTTGATTGGAATCATCAAAATCAAGGGTGATGGGTTCTAAATCATTCAATCCTATATCTATCACTTCCATGATATGTGTATTATTTTATTACTACACCTTTGTTTTTAAATTCTTACGAATCTAAATATATATTGTGCTTTTTCAAATACCAAAGGCCCTGTAGAAAACAATCGGCCAAGTCATCCTTCTTTTTGCTTTCTTGAAAGAAGGTTATCCAGGGAGAGAACCCGGAATCTTTTTCCACGATTTTGCCACAAATTTCAATAGCGTCGGTTTTATGTTTCTTGTATTTCTCTCCCTGGGTTTCCATAGAGCCCTTTGGTTGCGCCGTTGTTTCTGCGAAACTTTTCAGCTTGTTCGCCGAGGAAATGAATTCAATGTTGACCTCTTCTAAATTCATGATAAAATACTGCGCCAACATTCCCTGAATGGTTTTCATGCGATTCGCAATGGGGGAAATCTGGTTCTCAATTATCACATGAGTAATGTCGCGATGTAATTCGGGAATTTGATTGAATTTCGTTTTCATGGATTTACCAATCTCTATCAAATCCGTTTCCTTGGAGGTTTTACAGCGAACTTCGGTAATCGGCTCTAGGCATCGTTCTAGAAAAAAGGCGTGAATGGCCGCAACCAGGTTGCCCTTGGTATTTTTCGTGTTGGCCGGAATCGGAATTTGTTTTGAAGCGATAATTCCGTGGAGGGCTTCCAATCCCTGTTTTTTCAAATAAGGAAGAGAACCTTCCCGGTGGGGTAGCAAAAACTCGCCGTTTTCTGCATGTTTTTTACAAAAGGTTCTCTCACCTTTTCGGAATTTGGCCACCTTTCCGCATATTTTTGCCTCCACCCTTTTCGTTTTGGGAATATTCATACAGCTACATGAATAAATTTGTTTGACCTCGGTATTAATAAGAGGAACGACATTCCATCCTAGGATGGATACCCGATTTCCCGAAGTCTCAAAGACACAATAGGCCATATTTTTGATTCCCACGTCAAAACTTGCGATTCTCATGGAGAAATAACGAGGGTTCTCTTATGGACTCTCGTTATTTTGTTTTTATGTTATTAGCGCGCGGTTGGAGATTCTACATAATACGCCGTTTTCAAATCACTGTTGGGCGTCCCGTATGGCTTTCCAGTGGGTTTCAAATGGGGCGTTCCATTATCCCGACATTGTTCCTCTGCGGTCAATTGGGTTTTTGTGGCGCCGGAATGATTTACTGAATCGTAGGCTTCCATGAAATCTGTGACGCGAATCTCATTCGCGTTTCTCGTCAAATAACGGCGATACTCCCAATTTTTGGTGATATTTGCATTACTAATAAACTGTGCGTTTTTTCTCGCCTCTGGCTGATAATCTGGTTTTATATCGCGGGAAAGAATAATATCCGGTGCATTATCGTATAGTGTATATGCTAAAGGAGAAGACATTTATATATTCTTAAAGAGATTCTTTTTCCAGTAATTGTATGAGTTCACTCTTTTTCAATTTACTGAGATTGTGTGTGATACCTTTATTGGATGCAAGTTTGCGTAATTCGGGTAAAGTCATGTTATGAACATTTTTGGAATCGGTGGTGGGTTCCTCTTCACTGGTAGAGATACCAGTGTCTGGGATTGTCTCTTCCTCATTCTCTTTCTGATCTTCTGTCACATGATCCACTTTTTCAATATCAATCTCAGTAATAGGCTCTCCAATATTTATTTCCACCATTTTGATCTCTGTGGTATCTTCATTTGATTGTTGTTCTTGGAGAACACTGACCTCTAACCTGTCTCCCAAATCCTCATCATCCTCGTCATCATCCTCGTCATCATCCTCGTCATCATCCTCGTCATCATCCTCGTCGTCATCCTCGTCATCATCGTCAGAGATATATATTTTTCCAGGCGAACTAGCATTTAATGCACCTGTGTTATCGTAAATAGTATGGATGGGTCCTGGAACATTCGCTGGCGGAGCAGAATAATGGAACCGCTTCATACCATTTAGCTCTTGTACCATATTATTCACTATCTCAAAGATAGTGTCGGTTTTTTGTTCTAAAGTAACCAACCGATTTTTAAAATGGAAAACCAGGAGTAATAAAAGCACAAATGTGATTCCTAAACTGATAAAGAAAAAGGTGTCAATGTAATTGAAAACGGACATTGGCGTTAATACACATTCGCGATAAAATATAGTCTATAAATGAACGAATTGATAAGGAACGATAAGGAACGATAAGGAACGATAAGGAACGATAATGAACGATAAGGAACGATAAGGAACGATAACTGCAAAAAATAAATAACACAATAGTATATATTTTCGTAAATGGATAAGAACAATATGACCACCATTATTTTGGTATCCCTTTTACTATTTTCTCTTTTAGGCATAAATATTCTATTTTTCGCAGGAAACGTAATAGAAACTGTGTTTGAATTTTTACAAAACGTATTGAATACATTTGTCTCTTTTTTCAAAACAGTACTGTCCGACCTAGGCTTTATTAGCGGAAAGGCAATCAATGAGTCATCAGAGATTGTATCTGGGGTTGCCAAGGGTGGGATTGACGTGGCAAATGGTGTGGTTCATGATGTAGGTAATATTATTATTAAGACATCGGTTAAAGATGGGTCCACAGTGGCTCCAGTAAATATCCACACAATTCACTCAGATCAGTTATTATCCGAATTGACAAATATCCGTTTAGGTGAACTTCATGATTACGATTTTCCCGAATTGCCAAAAATGCCTTTGTCTGAGATTCCTGACCCGTCGCTACCTGCCATGAATAACATAAAAATACCCGATTTACATGATATTGATAAACAACTCAGACCCTTTGATTTTGTCATTGATTCGTCAGTGCGTATAACGCCTCCGGCGGATTGCAAACAGTGCATCAACGTGGCGACTACGGCTCCCCCAGTAACCACTCTTCCAGCAAATGATAAAGCAGGCGGCTGGTGCTTTGTTGGTTTAGATGATAATAAGCGAATTTGCACAGAAATGAAATCGGGCGACAAATGTGCATCTAATGGAGTTTTTGGAGACAAAGATAAATGTGTGAAAGGATAAAGCGAAAAGTCCGAAAGGCGAAAAGGCCGAAAAAATTATTTATTCGCGAAAAAGAGAATAAATAATAACAGTGTTGTTATAGAAATCACATGCTCGCAAATTGGATCGGGGGAATTCACACAACCATTCTTGTGGCCATTATGAATTTGGTTGCCACCCAAGAATGGTTCTCAAGATACACGAAAAAAATACAAGACGATTATCCGAAATTAAAGGCACTGTTTTGTGGTATCAGTAAACGAGTTATTGCATTAAGGTCGCTCCTACAATTAAGAGAAACGGAACCGTTTACCGATAACTGGATTTTGCTGTCAGGACATTGTCACACAAAAAGATCGCTTTTTATGCCCATACAAAACAGAATTGCCACGTTCTTCGGATTCTTTGCCAGATTGGACGCAAAATACGAGTATTTCAAGTTGTATCCATCGCAGACACAATCAAGTAGCGAATGCATTCGCGTAATCAACCTTTATGTGCATCTGGCCCTTTCGCGAATATACTCCAACTATACCATGAGCGAATGCTTGTTGGTGTTGAATGCACAAAATCGGCAATTCATTCGCATCTTCAAGCGCGAAATTCCGAACAAAATAGAGGGACTGGACCCCGACAAACTATTCCAACCGTCCCGTGTGAAATTTATAAGCGTTGAATTGGTTTTCCCCTATACCGAAACCTCTTATGTCATTGAACTAGACCGTTCCATTTATTTCGTTGATAATGAAATCTTGTCACGTGGGTTTCTGACCCGATATTTGGACCATCACTATGGAATCGGATTGATGGGCGAGGACTATTTGTTGAATATTATGGATAATAATATGGACATGGTGCAGTTGAAAAAGACCGATTATATTATCTTGGATAGAAATGGATATAAGATTGTTCGCCTTGAACGGTGACGCAGCTTTTATTCTTCATTGTCAACATTCAAGGGTTTGAATAAATAATATAAAAACATGGGGCCAATCAATACTACGGACATTGCAAATGAGTACAGAATGTATTCCTTGTCCAACCCACCCATTGATTGGTAAATGGGATTTGTATTACCATTTACCATATGATAAGAATTGGACTTTGGCGAGTTATACGCCGATTATGTTGGAGATTGACACAGCGGAAAAGGTCATTACATTGAATGATACCATTCCAGAAAATACTATTAAAAATTGCATGTTGTTCGTTATGCGAACGGGGATTACGCCCATGTGGGAGGACCCACGAAACCGCGAGGGCGGGAGCTTTTCCTACAAGGTCATCAATAAATATGTGCCCGAGGTTTGGCGAACTCTCTTCTTCATGCTTTCCGGTGAATCTTTGTGCGGTGATCGGAAAATCGCACCGCATATCAATGGGATTACGATTTCACCCAAGAAGAATTTCTGTATTATTAAAATATGGCTTGATACGGCGAAGTATCAAGACCCTGGTATTATCACACCCATTGCCAATTTAATAAAGCAGGGTTGCCTTTTCAAGAAACACGAGCCTGAATTTTGAGATCCTTTTACTGGGGAAAAAGATAAAGTAAATCAGTATAGACATATCAAAGTACAATAACTATGATTGTGATTGGAATAATACATCTATTTCACTCACCACTATTGGTTTTGTTTCCATTTATAATAAACACCTTTACAACAGACATATTTTACATAATTTATTTTTTTACCATTATGTTTTTTTACACATTTATAAGGGGAGAATGTCCTATATCGTATGTATGCAAACGAATGATAGATAAAAATTATGTCGCCGGAACTAACATAACGTATTATCC